CAAGCTGAATGCCCTTCCCTTACAGAATGAGAATGGCGAAGTATGGCTGTCCTTGTTTGAGCAAAAGCCAAGGGATAATGTACAGGCGTTCAACAGAGCGACAGAGGACATTTTAGATGACGAAATCCCGATCTAAGAAACCAAAGATACAGTTTCCTAATCTCAAGGAGCTGGGATCAGTGCGTTCTGTAAAAAGAAAGGTTGGTGGGTCTGATGTTATCTTTGACAACCGGGATAAGTTAGCCCAGGAACTCATCAATCTTTCAACGGCTAAGATATCGGATGTAATGTCCTGGGATGCAGAGGGGAATATAACCGTTAAGTCGAGTGCCGATATTCCAGATAGTGTCCTCACCGCAATCAAAAAGATAAGGATTGTACCGACACCAGACGGTCGTAATGCCATAGATATTGAGATGATTGATAAGGTTCGGGTGTTGCAAACGTTGGCTAAGGCATCTGGCTTGCTGGATCAGGACAAGACCAGCGATAAACCGGCTGTCGTAGAAGTAAAGATGGTAGGCCCAAAGGATGGATGAGGATGAGGAGTTTGCTAAACGCTTTGCTCTCAAGCCTATCAAGCCGGATGAGAGGTTGTATCAGGTGCGGTATCTACGGCCTGAGCTAGTGGCAAAACTAAAGGCATATATCAGAAAGGAGAAGTTTCGATGGAAGAAAAGAAAATCACGCCCGATGGAGGAATGAACCTCAGCTTTGAGCGGTCACCGGTTCTATGGAAGTTTCTCAACGATGATAGTTTTATCAAGTCGATCATGGGGCCAGTGGGTTCCGGCAAGTCGTACGCCTGTTGTGCTGAGTTGTTTCGGAGAGCCGTCATGCAGAAACCTAGTCCTAGAGATGGGATCAAATACACACGGTTTGCGGTGGTACGAAACTCTTATCCTATGCTCAAGACTACAACTTTAAAGACATGGCTGGAGCTATTCCCGGAGGATATCTGGGGGAATGTGCATCATGCGCCACCGATCAAGCATCATATTCGCCTTCCCTCAAAAGAAGGAGCATCCGGGATTGATATGGAGGTCTTGTTTCTAGCCCTCGATCAACCAAAAGATGTACGAAAGCTGTTGTCTCTGGAACTCACCGGGGCATTTGTCAATGAGAGTAAAGAGTTACCGAAAGCCGTGATTGATGGATTATCGCATCGTGTTGGCAGGTATCCTACAAAATCTGACGGTGGCCCGACCTGGAGAGGCATTATCATGGACAGCAACCCTTGTGATGATGATCACTGGCTCTACAACATGGCAGAGAAAGAAAAACCTAGCGGAAAATTTAAGTGGGGGTTCTACAAACAACCGGGCGGTGTCAAAGAAGTTCATGCCGATGAGGTGCCGGCTGATATGCCAGAGGCTCAGGGTTTTATGTATCAAGCCGGAAAGTGGTGGCAGACAAACCCAAAGGCTGAAAACCTAGACAATCTCCCAGTTGGATATTACGAACAGCTCGTGCCGGGCAAGACCTTGGATTGGATTAGATGCTATGCCGAGGGTAAATATTCGTATGTCCAGGAAGGTAGACCGGTCTGGCCGGAGTATGATGATCACTCTATGTCCGATGATCTCACCATACAAGAAGGTATTCCGGTACAAGTGGGTCTGGACTTTGGTCTTACACCCTCTGCGGTGTTTGGTCAGAAAATGCAAAATGGCCGGTGGCATATTCTCCGCGAGATAGTGACGTTTGATATGGGGCTAGAACGCTTTGCCCATTTGCTAAAATCCGAACTAGAGACATGGTTTCCGAAATACGAGTGCATGATCTGGGGTGACCCGGCAGGATCGGCAAGAGATATGATCTATGAACAAACAGCCTTTGATCACCTCAAGACACATGGCCTCGTAGCCCGACCTACCGCAACAAACGAGTTTAAAACCCGAAGAGAGGCCGGAGCTATCCCAATGACCCGATTGATAGACGGCAAACCCGGCTTTATGGTGCATAGAGAATGTGTCCGGCTTAGAAAAGCTCTCGCTGGAGGCTATCACTTCAAAAGAGTAGCGATGGGATCGGGGCATGAACGGTTCAAGGATGTTCCGAACAAAGACCACAACTCCCACGTTGCCGATAGTCTGGGCTATCTTTTGCTAGGCGGTGGGGAGCATCGCAACATGGTCAGGGGCAAATCCCCTCATTTCTACAAAACAGCTAATGCCTGGGGTGACTTTGATGTTTTCGCCTAATGAAATCACTGAAGTATCCACTTTAGATGGTGTAACGGCCAAGATCATTGACTTTGAACCCGATCACCTCAATGCGGTCAGCTATAGATCGCTAGACGCTCCCTTCATCAAGGCCAATCAAGAGACAATAGCCCACCGGTTACCGAAAGGATTATCCTTCTCCGCAGTGGTAGACGATCAAGTATTCGCTATGTTTGGCCTCGTTCCCTTCTGGCAGGGATGCTATGAGTGCTGGCTTATTCCAGCCGATGATCTGGATACCCACACCATGAAGACACACCGCACTGCCATACGTTTTTTTGAGTACACGGCCAAGGTTTTAAGAGCAAAGCGGTACCAGTGTTATGTATTTTCGGAAAACGTTCGGGCTGTTCGATGGATTGAAATGATGGTATTCAAAAAAGAAGGGCTAATGAAGAACTTTGGCCCTAACCAAGAAGATCATTTTTTATATGCGAGGTATTTCTGATGGGTTTTTTATTTGGTGGCGGTGGCGGTGAAACGCAGGAACAAAAAGAAAGTCGGCAAAAACGTGACCAGCAAGTCCAGCAACAAGAGGAACGTACACAAAAAGCTGAGATCACCGAACGCAGAAAGATCAATGAGCGTATGCGAAAGATGAAAACCGGGGGAATGCGCCAGCTTCTATCGCAGGATAGAGAGGATAATCAAGCACAAGGTAACCCAATACAAGTATCACGAACACTTGGCCCAAGCAGAAACCCAAGAGGATGAAGAAATATATTCGCAACCCAAGAAAAAAGGAGATGACCAATGCCTATGGTGAGTTACAAGACGAAGGAAGGAACCAAGAAGAAGAAGTTCAAGTACACGAAGAAGGGAGTAGCGGAGGCCAAGAAGATGGCGAAACAGACCGGGGGGAAGATTAAGGTCAATAAAAGCTACGCATGAGACTTGATGTCACCACATTAAAGGCCCGATTTAAAAAGGCTATGGCCCACAAAGACGAGTGGCGGTCGATCTATGAAGATGCCTATCGCTATGTCCTGCCCAATAGAAACCTCTATGACGGCAATTACGAGACTACCTCACCCAAAAACGATAAGATGAACCGGGTGTATGATAGTACGGCTATCCACGCAACCCAGAGATTTGCCAATCGACTACAATCTGGAGTGTTCCCCACACAGCGACATTGGTGCCGGCTGGTTCCCGGTGAAGAGATACCACCAGAAAGACACATAGAAATTCAGCGCATATTGGATAGTTATGCCGATAAGATGTTTGATGTCATGCGTCAATCAAACTTTGATATGGCTATGGGCGAGTTCCTCCTAGAGTTAGCTATCGGAACGGCTGTAATGATCATCCAACCGGGTGACGAGTTACAGCCCATACGCTATACAGCCGTTCCCTCTTTTTTGATTGCTTATGATGAAGGGCCTTTTGGTACTGTCGATAAGGTCTATCGCAATCATAGGATACCATTTACCGCCCTAGATCAAGAGTTTCCTGATGCTGAGATACCAGCACAACTTAAACAAAAGTATGACGGTAGGCCAGATGAGAAGATCGATCTCTATGAAATCACTTGCTATGACAAGGACGAAGGTATCTACCACTATCATGTCATAACCAAAGAAGGAGAAGACGAACTCGTCTATAGACGCATGAACTCCTTCCCCTGGGTCGTATCACGCTATATGAAAGCCACCGGGGAAAAGTATGGCCGAGGCCCGGTATTGACCGCTCTTCACGATATCAAGACCTTGAACAAGCTCAAAGAGTATCATCTCAAGAATGCCTCTCTCTCTATAGCCGGTGTGTACACAGCGATGGATGACGGTGTTCTCAACCCAAATGCAGTGCGATTAGTACCCGGAGCGATCATCCCAGTGGCGCGAAACGGTGGAAACCAGGGAGAAAGTCTCAAGCCCCTGCCCCGATCCGGTGATCCTCAGCTATCGCAAATGTCACAACAGGATCTTGTGATGTCTATCAAGCAAATCCTCATGGATGATATGTTGCCTCCCGATACAGCATCAGCACGATCCGCTACAGAGATTATGCAAAAGATGAAGATACTCTCAGAAAACATGGGTAGTGCCTTTGGGCGATTGATCCAGGAAACCATGTATCCGGTGGTTAGACGTACTCTAGAGGTCATGGATGAGATTGGCATGATTGATTTACCGTTGAAGATCAATGGTCTACAAGTCAAAGTTCAACCAGTTGC